ACTAAAGCACCAGGGGCATATGACGGCAATATTGATTCATATTCTGAATTAATTTTTAGATTACCATTAAATCAAAATATAAATCATAGTTTAACGTCTAGTTTGCAAGGAATTCAACCAGCAACTTCGACTATATCTGCGTCATTTGCGTCTTGGACAAATAATACTCCATATGATTCGATTGAAGAGACATATTATTATGATGGGGTATCATTAGGCGCTGGCACATATGATGATAATAAAATACGTATTGAATCTAACGAATTAATAGGTAATCTCGACGTTAAAACTAGAGCGGAACGTAGCCAATTTGATAAAGCTCCATTAGATAGTAAAAAATTAGGAGTATATTATTCTCCACAAACAATGATTAATGAAGATGTCATTGCGCAATTAGGATTTACAAGTTTAGATAACTTTATTGGTGATCCGGGAGATCAAGACTTAAATGCATATCCAGATTTAATACGAGTAGCAGAAGATTATTGGAAAAAATATATTGACAAAAATGATATGAATGCATATATTAAAATATTTTCAATGTTTGATTTATCATTTTTTAGACAATTAGATCAATTACTTCCTGCACGAGTTGATAAAATAACAGGATTATTAATACAACCAAATATATTAGAAAGAAGTAAAGGCACTGTTTTACCAGCAATATCTAACACGTTAGATACATTTTCTGATACAATACAAATTACTAAAAACTCATTGACTTCTAGTTACGATGTATATAATGGTCAAATTAATCGTATAATTTCTGCTTCTGGTAATGATGATGATCAATACCAAGCAATGCTAACAAGTAGTTCAGACACAAAATTTGATGGAACTCAATATTGTTATCCAGAAATTATAAGATCAGGAAGCTCATGGCTCACTGTAACATCTTCTAGATATTGTGAAGCTGTTACTCCATATATTAGTTCTAGTAGAATATCAGAAATATATCAATTATTATATTCTGAAACCCCTGCATCTTTCACATCAACATCTAGTTTCAAAGAATTTCCAGGTGCTGCAGCTACTGTAGATAACCCGTACGAGCCTGGCACAGAACATGATTGGATTAATCCTAGTAATATAACGTCTGGTGATGATACGTTTAGTGAAGTATTATCCACTGAATATTCAGATGTTTTGCATGCATCTTCATGGCAATGGGCAACTCTACTTAGTGATAGTGATGCTAATAATCTATTAGGATTAGAAGTTGATGTCGAAGGAAAAACTACGACTGGTGGTGGTGCTACAAGCCAATATACTGCTAGTTTATATAGTGATTATACAAATGGTACAAATGTTGGAGATAATAAATCATCCATATTGCCAATATGGCCTGTAACTACACAAGAAACTAAAACATATGGTGGCCCTACCGATACATGGGGATTGTCTTCTGCAGAATTATATTCAACATTAACTGGCACGAATCGATTTTCGTTTGGAATTCAATTTTATCAATCCTCTGGTAATTCAACAATTACTATATCTAAAGTATCAATGAAATTATATTATATGTCTCAATCTGTATCAACTTTTATATATCGTGACGCAGAAATTCAAGATTTTACCCCAGCAGGCGTTTCTAATTTAGAATATAATGGTTGTCAAATGACTAGTCCTGATTTTAATATAGCATCCACTGATACGGTTGATGGAGGCCCAGTTGTTGAAATTATTCCTGCAAATCCGAATACAGTTGTTGTACAAGGCGGAGGAAGTGGTGGTACTTTTGTAGTAGGTAATAAATAAACTTAAAAAGATAGAAAAATATTACATTGTAATATTTATTAATAAAGGTAATAAAAAATATGGGATATTTAAATAACAGTTCAGTTACAGTCGATGCGATATTAACATTGAAAGGACGTGAACTACTAGCAAGGGGTGATAATTCATTTAATATTACACAATTTGCAGTTGGTGACGATGAGATTGATTATTCATTATGGAATCCAAACCATCCGTTGGGTACTGATTACTATGGTATAATTATTGAAAATATGCCTATAACAGAAGCTATTCCGGATGAAACTCAAGCATTAAAATATAAATTGGTATCATTACCAAAAGCAACGACACAAATTCCAGTTGTTACAGTAGGTAATGGTAGTATAACATTATTAGGCCCTGGTGATACTTCTTTAATTTCACCAAATACAAGTAATTTGCAAGGCGGAAATTCTACATTGGGTTACACAGCAATATTAGGAAATAGTGATTGTGCTGATATAATTGTAACACAACCGTTATCAAATTCTACATTACCAACGACTCCTAGATTTGTTGGAGATAATGAAGATGCACAAAGTGTTGCAGTTGCAGGATTTGTATTTGAAGTTAGAGCAAAATATCAGGCAACTGAAGATAAAACTACTACAATTACTATAATTGGAAATGAAACGGGTGGTAGTACTACTATTAATTTAACAGTTAAAAAAGTAACTACTCAAACTGCTACTTCACAATCTTCATAAATATTAGGCAAATAAAATCATGAAAAAAATAAATTTTTTAAAACAATTACCAAAACAAAGCCAAAAAGGTACTTCTGGCAATAATGCTGGTAAATCTAACATAAATCAGTCTCCTGCGAATCAGTCTCCGACATATTCATCGCCTGCAGCACAAAATGCCGCAGCGGGCGCTGTTGATATGAATGCACAAGTACAGCAATTAGCTCAGCAGTTGGCAGATCAAATAGTAGCTGATCAACAACAAGTTAATATATTATCAAATTCAGGAAAAACATTTTCTAGATTTAACGCAGTTGAAGATATAGTAGACAAACAAACACAAATTGTAACAGCTGGGTTATGGAGTGATAATCAAGGATTATTAGATACATTTTATTCTTCATCTGCTCAAACAAATTCACAACGAAGATATTATGTAGATGTTTTACAAAAATCTCCACAACTAACTGGTTCGGCTGTACAATTTGCATGTGCATTTGGTCATGTATTAGGAAGTGGTTCTTCAAATTTGGGTAATGATGATCCTGCTTCTAAAGCTGTTTATGCTCAATATAAACAATTATTGTTAGAACAAAATGCATCTAGGTTTATAACAGCTGGTAGCGGAAGTACAGAATATATATATGTTGTAAATGTACAACGAAATAGAATGAAAGAACAATTAGATGCTGGAAATTGGCAATTACCATTATCTACAATATCTTCTTCTAGAGCAACAAATGCAACTGGATCTGTTTTAATATCAGGTTCTGCAAAGACATTTACGTTTATCGATGACTCATCAATATCTGCAGGAACATCTACATCTTCAGGGAAAGTATTCAATGTAGTATCAGGTAGTATTGATAATGGAATTCATAATCCAACAGATCCAATATATTATGGATTATTTTATCCAAAATATGGTTCAATTGTTTTAGATGGTAAAATGTTAGACCAAGATTTAGGATTTGCTACTAATACAGGTTCTAATTCTGAAGGCAATAATCATTTTGCATTATTTCATTCAATATCTGGATCATTTGGTGCAAATGCACAATCATTTGAAGCAAGGAATCAAGAAACGATTACAAGTACTCATTATTTTGTTAGAGTAAAAAATGGAAATTATAACTTTTCAAATAATCCATCATTTACAACAGGTAGTGTAGGAGAGTTTACTCAAACAACATTTATAGGCGATCCGTCAACATATATTACAACAATTGGGTTATATAATGATAGTCAAGAATTATTAGCTGTAGCTAAATTAAGTAAGCCATTATTGAAAAACTTCTCAAAAGAAGCATTGGTGAGAGTAAAATTAGATTTTTAAATTTACTCCAATGAATTATAGCCTGTTATATTTATATTATATAAAGTATAACAGGTTTTTACTAATATGTCAAATGAAATAACAACATATAAAGGAGTCGCTCCAACCGTATTTAAAAAAATTGAGCCTACTGATTATTCTGTAAATCCGTTTGAAGCACATAAACAATTTACATTTTATTCTGGAAGTGCTGTATCTGAAAATTATAGTCAATTGCAAGGAATATATGTGGAAGGATTTCCTAATATTTCTAGTAGTAAACCATTTAATGATGCTATCAATTCCGATGGTTCATATCAATTTGCAATATACAATTCAATTGACCAATTATTTTATAAACGTAAACATGAGCCTTCCAAAACACATGGCCCAACAGATTTAAATCGATCTCCTAAATTTTTATATGAATCAGCATCTGTATTTAGTATCCCTCAGATTAAAATGGGTGATAGAATAAAACCAGCATCATTTACATTAACAAGTTCTTTAGCAGATGATAATATTAAAATTACCGGAAGTGGGATATCTGGTTTATTTACACCAGGAGAAACAATTACACAAAATAGCAATCCAAGTTTTCAAGGAATAGTAATATCATCTGATATTTCTGCTATTTTAACTTTTCGTATTGTTACAGGATCATTTGACCTTAGTGGAGATGATATTACCGGAACAGAAGATTTCAATCATCCATTTTCATATTTAAGTCTGCCTTCGG